TCGTCGCTATAGTTCCCGGAATAGCCACATTTACTGCGCTATTTCCTTTCGTACGTAAAACAGCTGTTCCTGCATTTGTTAGCTTCAGTATGTCATTCACTGCCGTCAGATAGTGCTGATTCCCACTGCTTTTTCTTTTTGCCTCCTGCTTGCGCTGCATCAGTTGCGCAGGTCGCGCTGCAATGCTTTTTAAGTTAACCCTATCAGCAAAGGCTTTACCTTCATTTTCTGACTTGCCTGCATCCTGAAGAACATTATTACCTTCTAGCTCATCTTTCCGCTTGTCTGTTCCCTTAGTGTTCGCAATTAGCCTTGGTACAAATCCATACTTGCCGGTAGTGCCCTGAATTTTGTGATTAATATTTAGTACTTGCTCCTTCGCTGCAGTTATTCCTCCGCTCCTGTGTCCGCTACCAACTTTGGGTATTTGTATTCCTTCGCCTCTTACTCGCTCTTGCAGCTTTATTCGCTCACCTGTAGTGCCGTCAGTTAATGTGCGCTTATTCACAGGCGCTGCTGCATCAGCAATAACTCTTCCCGATCCCATTCTTGTTTCCTCTGCGGCTACAGCAATATTCTGCTCTTGTTTGCTACTGCTGTTATGTAGCTTTTGCTTGTTTATTCTGGGAGATAGTTTATTCCCTGTATTGAACAGTGGTAACTGAGAAAAATTCCCGGGACGCAACTGATGCATATTGCTATTCAGCGCCTGTTGTCTTTGTCTGGAGATTGTTAATGCTTTTTTGTTGCCTTCCTGCAGTGCAGCATACCATTTTATCTCCTTTACAGCCTGCTTGTCTTTGTATTGTTGTTCCGTCATGGCTTTTTGTTTAGATATTTCATTGGTCTGTTTTGTGCTCAGTCAGTTGGCGCCTTATGTATAGCAGATGTGCTATCTTTTTGGCAAAAGCCTCATCATCCAGTTCTTGGTGTTTCAGGCCCGGTAAAAAATACTCCAGCAATGTTTCCAGATATCCTATGGGATCATGCGCCGGGCCTCCGCACGACCCCTCTATAAGTTTACCAGTACAGCCTTTTTCCCTTCCAGCTTCACTTTCATTTCCTGGCACATACCCACAAACATCTGGTCGTCTTTCAGCACGTCTTCACTACCACCTACAAATGTCAGCTCAGCCAGTTCTTCATATAGGTCCAGTACTTTGTCATTATCTGCCTTACTCATCGCGCAGTTCAGTTCATTCCTTCCGGGGTTTTTGAAGTAGGCTATATGACCATCTACTACTACAGCATAAATTCCGCTTTTATACTTTGTTTTCCACTCTGCTATCTGACTATCGGTCGCTTGTCCGGTCAGTATCGTTTTTTCGTTTTCCATTCTGTTGCTATGGTTTCTATACAGACACTATTTTCATGAATACTATCGGCAAGGTCACGTCCATATTTTTTGCGCCCTGATCCCAGCCTTTCTCAAATTCCTTCACTTCTACTCCCGACAAGGTGTCGATCTGTAAGGCCCTTGCTCCCTTTGCTTTGTACGATACGGTTATGTCAAACCGAAGATCCAGTATATCATCTCCGCCTGCCGCCCTTGCCGCTTTGTTCAGGTCATCCAGCGCGCCTTTCAGCACCTTTATCTGCCCCTCATAGGTACGCTTTCCCGACTGTATACTTATCGGTTCATCTCCTGCCGCATGCAGCAGTTGTTTCTCTTTAGAGGCTTTGTATTTCAGGCCCCTTATTTTTGTAAGTGTTGCCCCCGATAATCTTACCTGCATATCGGCCCACTCACAGTCCTTGCTGTCGAAAAATGATATTGATCCCATATCTCTTTTGTTTGGTTTTTTATTTTTTCAATACTTACTTACTACTATCAGGCATTTGCCGGATTACTGAATCCCAGGCTTATCTCTATGCGGCTCGCATAGCCTACGGGCACAATACCTAACACCACATTCAGCACATTGGTACTCAGTATGTTTTGTGCGGGGTCTATGTAACAGGTCACACTGCTTATCTCATTATTCACAGTCATTGTATTGTTTATCTGATGCTCCATCTGCTGACTAAGCCATTTACAGAACCCTGCATCCAGTGTGCCGTCTTCATTCACAGGCACCTCATCATCTATTTCCTGCACAAATGTGGCATAGGCCAGCAGGTGTGCTTTATCTATCACCCTGCCGCGGGCCAGCATACTATAGTCATCTGTTGTTGCGGTACACATCGGATCTCCGGAAAAGAAGTATCCTGTAGTGTTGGCATAGATGGCATATGTTATGTATCCCTTGCCCGCTATTACCGGCAAAGATTCTGCTGCGGCCTCTGCCGTATTGGTTCCCGTATATGCTGCTATTGCTGTCAGCGGACCCGACCTCACCCTGCTTATTTTTCGCTGAACGGGCACAGACGATACTACGCCCAATGCAAGCCCCACACACGCACTCCTTCCCGACTGTGTATCTCCTATCAGTATTGCTGTCCGGTTGTTGGTTGCTCCGGTCTGCACATCGGTCAGATCCGCAGCAACACCGGCATAACTGCTGCCTCCTATTATCGCCCTGAATGGTTTATGCAACAGAAAATAAGACTGTGCCATCAACGCCATTTTATTCGCAGCAGCATATACCTCTTCATTCATACCATTGGTTATGGTCACGGTGCCTCCGGCTGCTTCTATTGCAGCATCATCACTCAGCACGCCCAGCACCTTTATCCTGCCTCCGGCATAATCCAGCAGTTTTTTGGCACCATTTGCCTCTGTTGGTGTTGCCATCTGCATCAGGGTCATTGTTGCTGGCACCAGCATCACATATAGCTGTGCCCCCTTTCCTGCCTGGTCATAATATTCCTTTATCTGTTTTGCGGCAAAGGCATTACCGGTTGCTGTTATCCCCGCTGCACTTGCCGCCGCCACACTCGTTACCAGTATCGGTGTACCCACTGTATAGGCTCCTTCTGTTTGTCCTGTCACCACCAATCCGGCTATACCGTCATTCGTCTGGAGGGTTCCTCCCAGCTGGCCGTTTGCCAGCGTTATGTTTACACTACCCATTTTTTTGTTCCGTTTTTTTTGATTGATAGAATCTTACTGCTCTGCCCACATTACATCTTCTGACTCTTCCTCTTCAGCAATATTGATCAGCGCCTCCAGCGCCGCTTCTGCTTCTCTTTGAGTAATTGCTTTTACGTTCCTGTCAGCAAGTGTACTCGCATGTTTCTGCGCACTTTCCTTGTCCATAAATACACACTCGTCACTGGTCAGGTACATTAGTTGTGTCGCTGCTTTTGTAGCATCATTGGTCTTTCTCATAGCACAGCGTCTTTTCGGCTTTATTTCATGGATGTATATTTTGCCTGCACATACAGGTCATACAATCTTTGTTTCAGTCTGTTTCCATCCAGTTCTCCGGTCAGCAGACTTGCCATCTTGTGCAGCAGCGCATCCCGCACTTCTGGCGTTTGTCTCAGCAGCTCTCCCGCCAGGCATTGCAGCTTCTTGTTCATATCATGCTCCTTACTGCATTTGCTCAGCACCAGCAGGGTGTCTGTCACTCGTTCCAGTGCTTGTTGCAAATGCTGTTTCAGTGCATCGTCGGCAGTACCCGGTATCAGCAATGTCACCATATCTGCCACCGGCGATTCCAGTGCATGCTTCAGTGCGGTTGTTATTTGTAGTGCGGTCTCAGCATGTGCATCCACATACGCGTCAAATTGTTGCATCACCTGTCTGATGCGTTGTCTCATCTTTGTACAAAACATAGTTTTCATTTTTTTTAGTGTTTCAGGTTTATCGCACTGGCCTCCAGTGCGTGTATTCTTTCGGCATGCTCGTTGAGGCGGTGGTGTATCATGGCTTCCTGTTCTTTCAGGCCTTGTATCTGCTGTCCCTGCACAGTCGTTACCTGTGTCAGTTGTTTCAGCTCCATCACTATATCATCCAGTCTTTTTATTACCTGGTCTGTTATCACCTTCATCACAAAGCCCAGTATGGTTGCCATCACACCAGCCACCGCAACAAGTATCCATATCTTTATCTCTGTCAGCATTTCGTCTCTGCTTTATGCAGCAGCCTGCACAATGGCTATGATGCCTCTGGCATCGCTCCTGCGTTTGCGGGCGCCCATCCTCACACCCACGCTATATATGTCTCCGTAGTAGGTTGGGTCTCCTATACGCTCAAAGAAGGTGATCTGACCCAGGGCTCGCTCCACTGCTCCGGTCTGCCAGCACAGCACCCCATCGTTATCAGCAGTATCTGCTGTTGCACCATATGCGTTCACTACTGGTGCCGCTGCGTTGTCATAGGTCACCACACTGCCGCGCATCATTATGTTGAAACCAAACAGCCTGCCCAGCACACCGTCCTTTACATCATATGCTGCACTGAAGTCTCTGTACTGTGTCGCCGACATATCATCGGTCAGCTGCTGAAACATGTCTGCACTTATCAGCGCATAGCGGCCTTCCATCGGTATGTTCTGTTTGTTCAGTTGCAGTTGTGCATGCTTCAGATCATTCACAGTAAACTTCTTTCTGTTACCTGTGGTGTCTGCAAGATGTGTTGCAGTAGATACACCTGTCGTACGAATGATAGTTCCTGTTGTGTCGGTCGGGCTCCAGTCTATCAGCAGGTTTTCTGCTATCGTTTGCCTCAGCGACGATTCATATTCGCCCAGTATACTTTCGCGTTTGTTGTAGCTCAGCTCAAAGGTCTCTGCATTGGGTATCAGTATCGGATCTGTTGTAAATTCATCCAGCACATACGTTATGTCTGTGTCCGTGCGCTGCACCACTGTTGCCGGTACCGATGCCCTGTTCTTCACTACCGTAGCCAGTGCACCTGCCTGTGGTATATGCACCACCTTGCCCTGCAGCACATATTGGCTCGCGTCCGTCGATGCCAGTAAGAACTCATTGTTCTTGAATAGATTGCCTTCTATATGGTCTTGCCATATCTCTTTCTGAATTGCCATATTGGTTTATTGTTTGGTGATAAAAAACTTGGGTAGGAAGCAGCTTTTGCTGCATATGATTGCCATGCACAACATGGTTGTGTCATGGGTGCCTGTCCTGTCTCATGCAGGTATTGGGCTGCCACTTAAAATAGAGGGGAGTTATTATAGCACAACACTCGGTTGTGTGAGATCATTCTGTTACTGGGCTGTCTTTTACTTTGCTGACCGTCTGTCTCGTGGCTTTTTATATTCAGCCGTTGAATTTCTGCTCAAAGAGCTCTTTATATCGTGCAGCATCATTGGCGCGCAGCGCTTTCAGCTTATTGCCTGTTGGGTCATTCTTTTCGTAGTCGTCCCATTCCCACATTGCCTCAGTGGCATCTGGCTGTTTGCCCTTCAGTTGCTCTGCTATGGATCTGTAGGCGGGCATTGCCTGCAGCAGATTATTCAGTCCTGCTGCATTCCGCGCATAGTCTGCTGCCAGTC